GCGACCTTGGCCGGGATCAGGGCTTTGGCGGTAACAGACATGGCCTATCCTTATATTGCTTCGGCGACTAAATTGATATCCGCCGACGCCAAAATGGTGGTGGTGCCGATACGCCGGATGCCGACATTAAGCGTTGCGTCCTGAAAAGTGGTGCTGCTGACCAGCCAAGTGCGTGTCGAGGTCAGCGCCAGCCAAGTGTCGGTGGCTGAACTACCGCCGCTCAACGACCCTGACACCAGGCTGGCGTACACCTCGTAGTTGGCCGCCTGAGCCGCAGGGACGCACCAGTTGTACAGCAGTGTGGACGCCCCGCCGTTGACGCTTTTGAACGCGCTGCCGCTGCTGTTGAGCTGGTACTGAGCCGATGCCGTTAATCCGGGGTTGAAGCCGTATATGTACGCAGGATCAACCGTGATGGTCACAGCAGACGCGGCCCCACCCGACGTACCCAGCAAGGACAGCACCGCGCCGCTCATCAGGACAGCCCTGCGCCGGTGATGGCCCACACGGTCGTGTCCACCTTGACGCACGTCGCCAAACCGTAGTTGGCCAGTGTCCGCGTGCCGGTGTTGGTCGTGCCAGCCTGTCGCAGCGTATCAGTCGTGATGCCAATGCTCTGGCTGCTGCCGCTGTTGTTGTAGATGACAACCGTCGCGCCAATCGGGAACGCCGCTGCGCTGTTGGCCGGAATCGTGACGCCGCCGGTGGTGATTGAGATGTGCTTGCCGTTGTCGGTCAGCGCCAGTTGGTAGGCTGACGTTTGAGCGTTCTGCGGTGCGCCGCGGTAGCCGATGCTGGTCGCGCCAATCGTGCCGGTAGCCACAAGCACCACGTCTTGATCCAGCGCCGTGATGTCGTCGTTAGCGCCTGACTTGGCTGCGCCCAAGGCGGTGCGCGCGTTGGCAGCCGTGGTTGAACCCGTGCCGCCGTTGACGACCGCGACCACGCCAGTGACGTTGGACGCCGTGCCGGTGGTGTTGCCGTTGAACGTCACGCCCGACCCGATGGTGCCGCCGGTGATGGCCACAGCGTTGGCGTTCTGGAACGCCATCGACCCAATCGTGACGATGTTGTCTACCGTCCAGATCAAAGCGTCAGCCGAATCGGTCAGCACGACCTTGTACGAGGTGCCGTTGCTGTACCAGATGTTGGCCTCGCCGCGGGAGTCCAAGATCACCGGGTTGGTGTTTGGCTGCGTGCCGGCGCCGGTCGTAAAGGTTGCTAGTGGCGTGGTCGTGCCGGCGGCGTAAGTGTAGACCTTACCGCCGACCAGCGGGTTGCCGGAAGCGTCCAGAAACTGCGCTTTGGGTGAGGGGGAAAGGACGGCCATTTAGTAGTTTCCTTCTGAACCGATGTTGTTGGTCACGGTAAGCGCGACCGAAGGAACGGACGGGTAGAACCCAGAAGCGGCAAATGTCTGCAATTGAACACCCGTGCTGTCTGTGGCCCACATCAGTTCAAAATAATCGCCGGGGTTCATTTCTAGCAAAAAATTCTTCGTAACGACAGCCGCAAAATCAAGAACCTTGGTTCGCACCTGGCTGGTGCTGGCGGTCACGTTTGTGCCGTTCTTGCGGAGCCACACCCACAGCAGTTGGTCAGTCGCCACCGTGGTGTTGACCTGAACGGAAAACTGAATGTTGTAAGTGGCCAGCGTGTCGGCGTAGACGCGGGACGTGGGCGTCCCCAAGGTAATGCCTTCGCTTGTCCGCGTGGTGTTGAACGTCATGGCGTAGGCAGTGTTGATAGCCGCCGCCGTCTGCGTGGTGGTGTCGTAGAACGACCCGTAGCGGCGGCGGGGCAACTGCGGCGTGTACGGCGGCGACACGGACAGGTTCTGGATTTCGGTCTGCAACACAGCCGCCAATGACGCAGCGTCGCTGTCAGGGCCGATCTGCAAGTCTTGCAGCGTGAAGTCGTTCTGGCCGCTGCCGGTCAACTGAAACAGGCTTTGGAAAAACCTGAACCATTCGCGGCTGACCAGCCCTGTGTTCGGGTCAGTCAACTGCACGCGCGGCGGTGTGATGTTGGTGATGTTGACGGGGTTAGGCATTGGTGCCGCTCAACATCAGTTCGGCGTCGATGATCACCAGCTTGACCGGGTCAGTGCCAGACACCTCGTACACGCGGTCGCGCAGCTTCATCGTCATGCCTAGGCGGCGCCAGATGGCGCGTTGGCCGTAGCCGCCGATCCTACCGATAGACACCCAATGCTCGTTCGACCATGTGTGACCGCCGTCGTCCGACCAGCGCAGCATAACCTGTGGGTTTGCGCCCTGCACAGACCCCAAGGAAACTTCGATGAAGTCGCCCGACTCCGTAATAAGAAAGTCGCCGCCTTCGGTCAGCAACAAATCGTTGAAAACGTCGAACGGGTCGTAGCCTGACAGGCCGACACCGGACTCAAACATGATCTGAAGGTTGTGCTGCGCCGTGCGCTTCAGGTTGTTCTGGCCGGTCGGCAGCGCCCGCCACGACCGCAGCCACTTCTGCGGCGTGCCGTTGTCAGCGTAGGTCGTCAGGTCAAAGGTGTAGATGTTGCCGTTCAGGTGATCGCCGATGACGATGTTTCCGAGGAAGTTGCACTGGCTGTTACCGCGGTGACGCGAGAACACGCCTTCGTTGAAATAAGCCCGCTCATGCCAAGCCCCGGTGGCGACATCCAGAACCCACGTCGTGTTGGCCGAGGGAAAGTTCAGGACGTAGAAGGCGTGGCCGTCCTGCTGGTAGGTGTATGCTACTGCGTCGGACATGTTGAGGTATTGCTGGATTTGCCACTCGACCGCGTGCGTGGACACGCGCTGGCCAACGTAGCCCGTCGCCCGGTAGACAATGCCTTGGCCGCGGGCGTCGGTTCCCAACCAGAACACACCGTTGTCTAGCTTGGCGATGGAATATGGCGCGACGCAGCCGATCTCGTTAAACGCGCCTTGAATGCGCGCCAGCGGAAAGTCCGCCGTGCCGGCGTTGTACCAGACTTCGGTGCTGTCGGTGCCGAACACCCACACTTCGCGGTGATCGACGATCAGGCCAACGATGCCGTCCGGCGATCCTTCGGCGCTGACGAAATCCAGCGGGTCGATCTGCGTGCCGTCCAGCAGGCTGGTGACGTACAACCGCTGGCTGTTAGGTGGGTTGAACACGAAGTAGCCGTCGAGATACCCGACCGTCACCGCGCCCGGGAAGTCAGGATCAGTGACTTGCACAAACGTGTTGGTAGACTCGGTGTAGACGAAGGCGTCTGGGTTGCACGCGAAGACGATCTGGTCGCCGTTGTCGGCGATGGACACCGGCCCGGTGCCATTGACTGACCCCAGCAGCGTCGGCGTGCCGGTCAGCGAAGACAGTTTGTAGACTTCGTTGCCCGACACGACGAAGAAGTCAGAGCCTTGCGTCTGGTGCGCCCACAGCCCGCGGATCGGCCCGGTGCCAACGGCCTGCTGTAGCTTCAGCCCTGGCGCGCGGTTGAGAAACGCAGGCATCTGCCCACCCTCTGGCACAACCTCTGGAAAGAGGTTCACCATGCGGGCATCCGCAGCATTGATGCTGCGGGCCACATAGCTTGAACCGAGGATGGGCGACTTCATGCGTTATTCCAGTTCGTCGTCAGCGTCGTCTGGTTCTTCCGGCGTTTCCGGTGCGTCGCACCAGTTGCAAGGTTCACCGCGCTCAACGCTTAACCATGCCTTGTCAGGCTTGCAGTAGTGCGTCCACATCATGCGCCCTTTGTCCTAACAGACCAGCTAAACGTGCGGTTAGCCGCAGCGGCGCTTGCAAGCTGAATTTTGAAAGTTGTCGAACTTACTGCTTCAACCCACCACCGTTCAAGAGTGTCGCCTTGCGCGGTTGCCAAAACATCGTTGATGGTAAAGGTGGGCGACAAGCCAGGATCAACCACAATGCTTGTTTGTGTTGATGGAACCGTTGCGGAACCGCTGTTGCTGGTGCGGTAGCCGGTGTTGTAAGAGATGTATTTGGTTGTGCCGCTGCCGCCGTCGTTAATGCCGCCAGTTCCGTTGCCGGTCAACAGATTGCCGGTAATAATATAGCGGTCACTAGTGCCGGCAGCGACATTAATGCCGTACCGCTGAGTACCAAAGGACGTGATAACGTCGTTGGTCAAAATGCAGTTTGTAACGGTAAAATCCGTGGTGTTGGCCGCAAACGCAATGCCATCATATGTGTTTGCAGCGTCAACGCTGTTGTCCCGCGCCGCAAAACCGTTGAACACGGTTCTGGTGCAGTTCGCATTGACCAACGCGCCATAAGCGCCGCTGTTGATTGCTTGGCCGCCCGTAAACCGAATGCCGTCAGTTTGCGACAGCTCAACACCCGATTTTAGATTGCCGCGCCCGTTGCTAAACCAGCAATTATTAAAGTCCGTTTCAATGGTTTTTTCAACAATAGCCGGGTTTGGCGCGGCGTCAAAGTAGCTTGCCTCAAACTTGTTAAAGGCAGGCCGAACACCATCGGCGTAAACCGAAGCCGTCGAGATCAGCGGATAAGCGCCCCGGAACGTGTAGCAGTTGCTAAAGTTGCAGCCCTGTGCAAGATTTTCTAGCCGGAAGCAGCCGAGCGCGCACAACGTTGTGTTAGAATTTAACACGTATGTCCAGTTGGCCGAGATGTTTTCAGAGTTAAACACCCACATGCCTATATGGGTGCAATCTTCAAAAGAGCTTCTTTCAACCAAACAACTGTTTGAACTGGTTCCGCCCGCATAGCCAATATAAGCGCGGTATACGTAGACGTTTACAACATCTACGTAAAAACAATTGCCAAGATTAATAGCAGTCCCGCCAGCCGTCCCTTGGCTGCTGTAAACAATAGATAGGTTTTCCACACTACCGTAGCTGTTTATGCTAGGTGAAATGTTGCAATTTATCGTTATAGCTGACGCCGTAGCTTGCTGAATTACAGTGCTGCGCTGATTTTCGCCGATCAGCGACACGTATGGCTTCAAAACAAGGGCGCCAACCACACGGTAAGTGCCTGTCGGCAAAAATACACTGCCGCCTCCAGCGGCAAAACAAGCATCAATCGCTGCTTGAATTGCCGCCTTGTCGTCCGCAACGCCGTTACCGACCGCGCCAAAATCTTCAACGCTAATAGTTTCGCGCATCTTGTCTTGCGCGGTACGCAACGTCGCCCCCGTACCAGACTGCAAGAAGCCGATGGTGGTCATCCCGGCGCGCTTGGTGACGCCGCCCTGCACGACCGGCATCTCGACCGTGCTGTCCAGTGGTGAGGTTGCCAACGGCAACTGAGAGATTTTGACGTTAGCCATCGTCAGTAGTTCCCTGCGAAGATGTTGAACCTCTGACGGGTTGCCACAATGCTGTACGGCATGGACATGATGTCGTCAGGGTTGTTGATGCGCTTGAGGTTGCGCTTGCTGGTCATGGCGATCCGCTGCACCTGGGGCGACGGCTCGACGCCAAACTCTGGCGCCATCTCGCAAGCCAGATTGTAGCGGAACGCACGCAGATAGCCCGGCGGGAACGTCAGTTCGGTGGCCAGCAGCGCAGGCTTGGTCAGTTCCTCGACAGAGATGAAGTGCCACTCCAGCGCGCGCGTCGGGCGCGGGTAGATGTACATCTCGATGTCGGGGAACGTGTTGTTGACGAAGATCACTTGCGGGAACGTCGAGGTCACGGTCTTGACCGCAATCCCGTTGTACTGCTGCTGGTTGATAAATTTGATGCCGTAGCTGATGCCGGTGCTGGCATCACGGAAGTAGGTGCTATCGTCCAGCAACACAGGGCGGTTGCCGACAAAGTTGCCTGTCGGCCCCAGCGTGCGCGACAGCAGGCCCGCGGGCCATGTGAACACCTGATCCTCCGTGGCGAAGACCGACAGCCGCTCTGTGTTCCAGCTATCAATCATCTGGTTCATGGCGGCCAGCGCGTCTTGCGACGTTTCGGCTGACGGCGTTTCGCCTTCGGCCAGGACACCCAAAAGCCGCAGTGACCCGTTGATGATGTCGCCGGCGCTCGTCATTGGTCAGTCTTCCTGCTTCGCGCGGGGGCGTCCGCGCCGCTTTGGTGCCGCCATCTCGTTGACGATCTCATCCTCGTCATCGTCCGTCACCACAGATGACGTAACCACATCATAGCGTTCCCAGCCATCAAATGCATCCAAAATCGCTTCCTCATTGGAGATCGCAACCTTGGCGCCGTGCGTGGGGTGAACCATATAAATGACGGTCATAAGAAATCCTTAAAATGGGCGGCCCGAAGGCCGCCCACTTCGTTAGGCGCAGTGGATCAGCGCAAAGTTGATCACAACTGCTTCCGACAGCGTGCCGCCGGAAATGTTACGCAAGGTGATGCTGACCGAACCGGCTGCCAGCGCGTTTGCAAACACGTTGTACGAGCCAGCGGTAGCCTGACCACCAGAGATCGTAAGGATTACGGTGTCGTTGGCCGAGATCAGGCTGTTGTTCAGCGTGAACGTGGCGTTGGTGGCCGTGGCCAACGAAGCGTTGTTCATGGTGATCACGCCAGCCGACTTGTTCAGCGTCACTGCCGTGCTTTTGCTAGTCAACTGCGTGACGGCGCCTTGAGCCTCTGCGGTGTAGCCAAGCTGTTCGTCGGACAGAATGAACTGAGCGCCGACGATGTCTTGGTCAAGGAAGGCAACGCCGATGGATTTGGTGTTCGCCATTGTCTGTCTCCTGAAAAGGTAGCCCCGACCCGAAGGCCGGGGCTAACCCATTAATTGACGCGGTACAGCGTCCAAGCGCCAACGTCAGACTTGCGGGCGATCATGGTTGCGCCGGTCGTGACCGGAACGGTCATGGTCAGCGAACCCGTCACCGTCCAGCCGGTGCCAGCAGCGATAATCGCGGTGCCGGACGACGTGCCGAGGTTGACCACACGGAACACGAACGACGTGCCAACTTTGTCCGAGTTGGACAGAGTGGCTTCCAGCAGCGCCACGGTCGGCAGCGTGTAGGTCTGTGCCGTAGTGGCGCCGCTGCCAACCAGCAGGATGCCGTTCAGCACTTGGGCCGCAGTCAGAGTTGCAGTCGAAGCAACCGAAAGCGGAAGCGGGATTGCGTCGATAAGCGGTTCGTTCAGGTTGCCATCGCCGACCTGATAACCACCGCCGCCATTGGGGAGAGCCATTGTAGAATCCTTTCAAAAGAGGTGGCCCCCGGCGAACCGGGGGCCGGTTTCAGGTTAGCCCCAGATGCGGCAAGCCATCTGCGGACGGATCGTGCTGTAGCCATACAGAACGTCGATGCGGCAAGGCATACGGTCGTTGTTGATGTCATACTGACGAACGATACGCAGGCTGATGCCGTTATGCACCTGACGCGACGCCATATCGACACCCTGCGGCAGCAGAAGGTCGGCGGTAGCGAAGGTGATGGCGTCCTTGTGGTACACCAGGTTCTGCGCGTACTGGGTGCTGGCGGCGCCCACGAACACGACAGCCTGCGAAGTAGCCGGCAGCGAGTTCACAGTGGCCAGCGCGTTGGTAGCCGAGTAGATCGGCGCAACGGTGATGTTGCCGGCGCCCGAACCATCCAACGTGACGTTGGCCAGCGCGACGAACTGGAACAGCGAACCAGTGCTTTCACGGGTCTGCGGGTTCACAGCAAAGCAAGCGTTCACGGTGAACACGTCGCCGGCACGGACGGTAGCCGATGCACCAGCGCCGGTGATGGCGATGGTGGTGGCGCCTTCAGCCGTAACAGCCGCCGAGGTCGTGCCGCCGGTGGCGGTACGCGAACC